CCGCAATTTCCAAGAAGTTCGGAAGAACTGGAGAGCAACTCGTCTGTGTCTCGAGCTCCTTTACGGAGAAATCGATCCACAGAAAGTGGGTGCACCATGGAATCGTTCCGCCATTACTGGAATGACGAATTTCATCGTAAGATGCGTCCGCGTCGGAATGGATTCCGCCGCTTCTGAGTTGACTCATGTCATCCGACAGAAGTCCTTCGGACTAAAGACCGACTTCAAGCTGAAGTCTAGAGGGAAGTCGCCATTGGCGCTTCATCTAGCTTCGTCTCTCGTTCGAGCATTAGTGCTAAGGCCTCCTTCTTCAGAGGAAATACAGAAAGAAACATTAGAGGCAGCCGCGCGCATCACTGAAGCGCACGAGCCGCTAGACGGTCCTACTCTTCGTCTACTAGGTGATTACGTTGATCACCTGATGAAGGATAGGAAAGAACCGTCTCCGGCGCTGCTGCCACTACCTCAGCCAAAGTCATGTTATGCTCTCTCCGCCGCGAACGGCGGAGCCGCAATCGACTCGGGTAACCGTTACTTCTTGGTTACTCCGTTCCATGCGAGACGAGAAAGGATGACTATGATGAGGGGTAAGGCTTTCGACACTGTGTTCGACGATAGTACTCCATGGGAGGACTATACTAGCATGGAAGATCTCAAAGGTAAATACCGAGAGAAGTTCCTTGCTAAGTACGCCGAACTCAGTAACGAGAAGTGGGAAAGACCCACGAAATTTACGTACCGTTCGAGTGCTGACGCGTTCCGCGCCGCCGGGGACGATCTATGTCGACAGAACCTGTGCAATTTAATGCCAGTAGTTCAGCCGAACAAGAAAATCCGTATGGTGACGCTTCACTCGTCTTCAATCGTATGGTACGCAAGAGCCTTAACACAATTGTTCTTGCCATACGTGCGTAAGTTTAGTATGTCACGTCCGATGCTCACGAACACCGAGGTAAAGTTATATTCTCCGGAACGGGGAACACTTCTTTACTCGGCAGACTTGAGCAAATCGACTGACCCCATCTCGTGCGAACTTAGTCAGTTTGTAGCTCGAAGGATCCTTCGGAATATCCCACACCCGCCGGCGTGGGCCGAATTAGCGATCGAGCACTGTCTAGGTCCGCAAACCTTAGAGATGGACGGACAGCCGGACCTTTGGACGACTTGCGGAGCATTGATGGGCCTTGGCCCTGGATGGTCAATTCTGACTATCCTCAATTGCTTCGCCGCCGAACTTGCCGGATGCAAACCAAAATCTTACAGCACATGCGGTGATGATCTTATAGGGCTATGGACACCAAGCCAGATCGCAGGTTATGAGAAAGCGATTCTCAGACTGGGACTTGTTCCTAACCTTAGGAAGTCGTTCCGGTCGCGACTCAGAGGCGTGTTTTGCGAGCAACTCGTCGTTAGACGAGAAGGCCACAATACCGCCAAAGGTACTGCTTACGTGCGAATCGGCGAGGCCGTAGGTGTCAAAGCTATCGAACGCCAGAAAGGCCGATCTGTAGCTGACCACCTGAGAAGGCTCCCAGGTCGTCAGCACCGGCTCATTCGACGTGCGGCAGCTAAGACAGCTAAAGGCCTCACGGTGTCCAAAGTGCCCGGTTCGTTCCTTGACGGCGGCGGCGGGAATTCGCTTCCCGTCGATCTCGCCACCGTCGTGGCGTTCATCCAATCAGGACCGACATCGCTGTTCTGCGTCGATACCGTTGATTCTCTGAAATCCGTACATAAGGAGATATCCAATCTCCCGTGCGTCTCCAAAGACAACGGCATTGACGCGGATTCAGCGATGGCATTGGCCCGTCAGCAAGCAGAGCTACGCTTGCGACTGGAGAAACGCCGGACCGGACCCAAGCCTAACTACCAAACTCGGAAAACCGTTCGAGCGAGAGTCACTGCAAATCGCATAAATGCGAAAGCGATCATTCACGCTGCGTCCGGGAA